CAAGGACTTCACAGGTGGCTTCTCTCCTGAGATGCTGGACTATTGCATACAAGATGTAGAGCTTAATCTAAAGGTCTATCATGCACTTCGTGAAGAGTCCCGTGGCTTTAGTAAAGAGTCACTAGAGATTGAACATGCAGTAGCCTTGATACTGAAGGAGCAAGAGAAACATGGGTTCTTATACGATGCAATGGAGGCTGACCTACTTCTCGCTGACCTACGCTCGGTGGTCGCTAAGACAGAAGCAAAAGTTAAGCATGTATTTAAACCAAAAGTAACTAAGATAAAGTTGTACCCTAGACACACAGCAACAGGAAAGCTAAGTAAGATGGCAGACTCTTGTGCGTTAGCTAGTGGTACTGGTGTTAGGATGACCAAGCCAGAGTATGACTTGATGACAATCAAGATTGATAAGGCAGAAGGTGAGTTGCACAAGTGTGACCCTGTAATACGAAGCAGATCTAAGGACTTCAACTTAGCATCAAGACAGCAGGTAGGAGAGTACTTACAAGACTTTGGCTGGAAGCCTACTGAGTTCACTGTACACGGTAGACCTATAGTAAATGAGAAGACGTTAGCAGAGGTGCAGGGAATTCCTGAAGCTGATCTAATTAACTCTTACTTGATGTACCAAAAGCGTGTATCTCAGATCACCTCTTGGGGTGAGGCAGTTGAGGAGGATGGTAGGGTTCATGGCTTTGTAATTCCTAATGGTGCTATCACTGGAAGGATGACACACAGACAACCCAACATGGCTCAAGTACCTTCATCTAATTCACCTTTTGGCTCTAACTGTAGAGCATTATGGACTGTACCTAAAGGTAAGAAACTGGTGGGTATAGATGCTAGTGGACTTGAACTACGAATGCTTGCACATTATATGGACGATGAGGACTACACAAATGAAATCATTAACGGAGACATACATACCGCTAATCAAAAACTTGCGGGACTTGAATCAAGAAATCAGGCGAAGACATTCATTTATGCCCTCCTATACGGAGCAGGAGATGAAAAGCTTGGAAGCGTGGCTGGGGGAGGTAGATCAGTTGGTTCAAGACTTAGACAATCTTTCTTCGATAATCTTCCAGCATTCGCGGCTCTCAAGAATAGAGTTGCAAGAGCATCAGAAGAGGGCTACATCAAAGGGCTAGATGGACGCAAGCTTACAGTCCGCAGCCAACATGCTGCACTAAATACGCTACTGCAAAGTGCTGGTGCTATTGTTATGAAGAAAGCTTTGATCATTTTAAATGAAAAGATAAAGAAGCTAGACGCTAACTTCGTGGCTAACGTGCATGATGAATGGCAGATAGAGGCTGACGAGTCTGTAGCTGATGAGGTAGGTAGGTTAGGTGTCGAGTCTATTATAGAAGCTGGCTTGCACTTCGATCTTAAATGTCCACTGGATGGAGAGTATAATGTCGGAGACAACTGGGCAGAGACACACTAAAGAAAACTGCAACACATGCGGTGTAGAACTAACAGATAATAATTGGAATATTTCTTGGAAAAAAACTAATAGAACACAATGTCAAGATTGTAATAATCCTAATAGAGAAACACACAATCCAAATAGAATGTATGTTAATGGTCAATATATTTCTAAATACCATCCTCTGTACAAGTCAGGTAGGTACAAAGGCTTTACAGACGCGGCGTTTAGTTCTTTATCTAACTATGAGCAAAGCTTAGAAGGTGAGGTGTATATTATATACAGCCCCTCCTTCCCTAGCTGGGTAAAGATAGGAATGGCTATTGACTCTAAGGACAGACTCAAACAGTATCAAACAGGATCACCTTATAGAGACTATAGAGTACATGCTTGCTACCCTGTTAGTGACAGAAGAAAATCAGAAGCAGAAGCCCACGAACTTCTATCACAGAATCATGAACGTAAAGGTGAATGGTTTGTTTGCTCTACTGTTGTAGCAGAAACTATTTTAAATAAACATTTTAACACGGAAGGAGTACAGTTTGAACTCTTCTAAAAACTTAGACAACTTAGTACCTGACATCTACAAGATGATTGAAGTGTTATCAGATGGTAAACAATTAGACATCTCAGATGACATGATCCATGACTTTGGAGAGCGAATGAAAGCTGCCCTCTTACATTGGTCTGAGCCACACAAGCAGTCTAAGGGTCTACGTATGAGCAACATAGGTAAACCAGCAAGGCAGTTATGGTACGAAAAAAGAAGTGAGAAACCTGCACCTCCTTTGAAAGCAGCTACACACATTAAGTTTCTATACGGACATCTACTTGAAGAGCTTCTACTTCTACTGGTAAAACTGGCAGGACATGAAGTAACTGATGAGCAAAAAGAAGTAAAGGTGGACGGCATCAAAGGACACATGGACTGCAAGATAAACGGAGAAGTTGTTGACGTTAAGACAGCATCTAACTTTGGCTTCAAGAAGTTCAAAGAAGGTAGCCTATATCGTGATGATCCCTTTGGTTACATGTATCAGCTTGCAGGATATGAAGCATCAGAGGGAACAAACAAAGGTGGATTCCTTGCCATCAACAAAGAAACAGGAGAACTTGCTTTATTTAGGCCGGGAGACTTGACAAAACCCAATGTCAACACTAGAATAGATACTCTGAAAAATGTTCTAGAACTAGATGTCCCTCCTGAAAAATGTTATGCCCCACTACCTGAAGGTAAAAAAGGTAATTTACGTCTTGCTGCTGGTTGTTCTTACTGTGGTTTCAAGAATGAATGTTGGTCAGATGCTAACAATGGGAAAGGACTGAGGGCATTTAAATACTCTAATGGTATTAAATACTTTACTAGAGTTACTTCCACCCCTAACGTACAGGAACTTTTTATAAAATGAATCCACAGCTTTGCAAAAGAATCAGCAGACAAACAGATGTAGTTCTATATCAGTGGCTAAAAACCCTTGTGACTCCAGAAGAAGAATCAAAAATTAGTGTAGATAATATACGTGATTTTATTCCTCCTTCTTCCTACTTCTATGTAGGCAGGACACTTAGGTTAAACTTTTATAGTCCTAAGTGGGTTCGTAAAACAATCAAGAAGCTTGTTAAACTTGGACATGTAGTAGAGGAGATAAACATGGAACAACTAGAAAGAGCACTTCCCCATCGCAACTAAAGTTAAAAATGGTTGGCGCAAAGCTAGAGTTCCTCGCCCTAAAAAGTACCTAAAATCTGACGGTAGTAAGTATGACTCTATCTGGGAGGCTGTGTTACATGAATCAATTCTAAAGGATTGGGAACATCATGTTGATAAAGTACCCTATGTTATTGAACATAAGTACGAGCCTGACTTTGTGAGAGAAGTAGATGGTAAGAAGATATTACTTGAATCTAAAGGAAGATTCTGGGACTTCGCAGAGTACAACAAGTACATCTGGGTCAAGAAGATCTTACCTAAAGATGTTGAACTGGTGTTTCTTTTTGCCAACCCTGCCGCTCCTATGCCAGCAGCTAAGAGGCGTAAGGATGGGACTAAAAGATCTCATGCTGAATGGGCTGAAGCACATGACTTCAGATGGTATAGTGAAGATACAATACCTGATCATTGGATTGATGCTAAAGCTAGAGAGTCTGATGAGTATAAGAAACGTAATGATAAACTAAAGGTTAAGATGCAATGAATAGTAGTAACACTAAGTCTGTACCAGACATTGATGAAATGTTTAATGAGCGAGAGTTCTGGAAATCAGTAGCAATAGAAAAGGGAGTAGATAAGAACGCATACAAAACTTTATGTAGAAATGTAGATGAGATGTTCTTTGAGGCAGACCCAGAAAATACAGGATATTTACACGGATGAGTATTGATGACGCAACACCGGAAGAGTGGAACAACTTAAAAGTAACAGAAGGATGGTCTAGTTACAAAGGCTATAAGACACCTGCTAAGTATGATCTTAATGGGCCAGACCAGCACCCACTGTTCCCTACCAAGGATGAGCCTATAGCAGCAGAAGCAGCAATGACTAAGAGTTATAAGTTTAAAACTGTTGATGATGCTGTCGATAGCCCTGCTCACTACAACTCAGGTGACATAGAATGTATAGACTCTATACAAGCAATGCTCACACCTGATGAGTTCATAGGCTATCTGCGCGGCAACTCACACAAGTATAGGTGGAGGTTCAGATATAAAAATAAACCTATAGAAGATCTTCGTAAAGCACGTTGGTATGAAGATAGACTTATGAAGTTTCTGATGGAGAATCAGGATGTCTTGGGATAGGAAGACTGAAAGGTCTGAAATGTTTCATAAAAGAAACAAAGCAAATTATAAGAAACAAAATAGAGCACGTACCAAAGGGTACAGGCAATCACAACTAAGGGAAAAGGATGACATCAATGACATCAAAGATTGGAAGGCAGGATTATCTGGGGATAGAGATTGATTATTCTAGAGAAGATGATCTTAATAACTTTTCTTTAGAGACTTTAAAAGATAGATACTTAACAGTGGATGAAACACATGCACAAGAAGCCTTCGCAAGAGCGTCCGTCTATGGCGCAACGTATCAAGACTATACTGACTTCGATCTTGCACAGCGACTTTATGACTACAGTAGCAAGGGTTGGTTCGGCTTTAGCACTCCTATACTTAGTAACGGGGGAACCAAAACTGGTCTACCTATCAGTTGTTTTCTTAATTATGTACCTGATTCACGTAGGGGTCTTTCTGATCACTATGATGAGAACATATGGCTTGCGAGTGGAGGTGGAGGCTTGGGTGGATATTGGGGTAGTGTTAGAAGTAACGGCGTTTCTGTTGCTAACGGTAGTGAGTCTACTGGTTCTATCCCTTTCATGCACGTAGTTGATTCACAGATGCTGGCGTTTAATCAAGGAAG